TTATATTTACTGTATAGCCGTCTGATGGTTTATGAACAGCGCTTTCTACTATATATTTTCCGTCAAATATCTTTCCAAAGCCTTCTGCTTGTACCGTAACTCCAGCAACAAGACATGTATCGCCTATAAGATTTAACTCTGCTTTAAACTCATTTTTATTTTTTTCTCTAAGTCTTTTCATAGCAATTTGTCTTGCCTCTTCTTTGTTATTTACTTTTTCATTTATTTCAAGTATATTTTTTTCAGACTTGCTTTTTTTACTGTTTTCACGTGGGGTGTATGTATATTCAATGGTCTTTTTTGTTTGAGGGTTTGTATAAGAAACATGGCAGCAATCATAAGCAGTATCGTTAAAATTAGTTGAAAATTTATATGATAAAATATCAGATTCATATTTTTTTATTGTTCTTATTGTTTCTTTTGTTTCAAATTCATAGGCATTAAATAATATTATCATTTTTGAACTAACTTTTAATGATATTCCTGTTTCTATGCAAAGTTCTCTTAAAAATGCTATATCAGACATATTAACTTGTTCTTTTCTTTCAAACCATTTATTAAAGCCTGAATAAAATTTACATTCCATATTATTCTGTTTAGCTATATCCATTGCTATCGTATGTATGCTTATATTTTCCCAAACCCTGTTTTTAAGTACATATCTTATTGACGAACTATAAGGAAGACTTGTTGCTCTTAATGTAACTTTTGACGGCGGTCCGTTTCCATCAATACTGTCAATCTCAAAATATCCGCAGTCAAGAATACTGTCTTTTCCGTCAGTTAATTTATTTCTTTGTATAATCATTGCTCTTATAATACTGCCTTTTCCTGATATACCTGTATAACTGTTTCCGTCCTTTGTAAGCTGACTTTCCTCAAACCAACCTTTTTTATCAACATGTATAGGATATTTTATACCTGATTTATAGTTTGTTTTTGTTACCTTTCCTTTGTAATTTGTGAGTTTATTCCCGGGTGTTCCATTTCCTGAACTGCTGTATTGAGGTCTTCCTGTTACAGTTACAAAATCTCCTACTTTATAATTTTCTGTACTTTTATAATTTTCTTCGTTTTCGTTAAGCCATGAGCCTAACCAATAATTATCTCTGTCATCAAGTGTTAATGTCAAATCATCTGTCTTATCTTCCTCATTATCGGTATATTCAAAATTTAAAAGATATTTATTAATATCAGCGCTTATATCTACTCCTTCAAATTCTAAAGTTATTTCGGTTCGTCTGCTAACATCAATACTACTCATATATTCACTTCCTTTATTTTTTCCATGGAGGCAGATTATCATTAGTGGTATTAATTTTATCAGGAAGATTTATTGTTACCCCTGCCTTAAAAACAATTGTATTTATATACTTAGTATTAAGTTTTATTATTTTATCCATATATGTTTCATTTCCAAACACTTTGTAGCTTATTAAATCCCATGTGTCTCCTGAAACTGTTGTATATGTTTTTGACATTTGTTCACCTCTTTTTTGAAAATAAAAAAACATCTGAAAATTTTCAGATGCTCTATTTACAAATATCTTTTTTATGATATAATTAAATTGTAAAAGGTAATCGCCGCATGGTGGTTGACCTCATAAAACGTTAAAATAACGTCCTACCGGTCAAAGCAGGGGCGTTATTTTTTTATGCTATTTATGAGTAATAAAATAAAATTAAGCAACGTTAATATTATCATAATTGATTCATATGTACTCATAATACCACCTCCCTCTTACTTTGACATAAGAGAAAGGTCAACAACACCCTGCACCAGTTACCCGTAAATTAATATTAACATAATCTAATAACAGCGGCAACAAAAAAATATAAAATTTTACTTTATTTGTTCTTTCTTATTTTTGCTAACTCCCTTTTTCTTCCATCTGCTTTTATTCCTATTGACGCATATAAAAGTGCTTTTTCTCTCCTGCTAAGTTTCATTATTTCACTTGGTAGTTTATGAAATTCATGGAGGGCTATATGACATAATGTTGCATCAGCGTCCTCACCCTCCAATATTAGTTTTTTGCTTCTTCTATAAGTTTATTTATATCTGTTTTAAAACCATTTAATTTCTGTATTTCAGTAAAAAGTTTATTTATTTCACCCGGCAGCATTACAAACCTTACATAATCTTCCGGAGACGATACTTTCGTTTCTTCAAGACTTTTTGAGTCATTAAATAAAGGGTCAACAGTGCATTCAATAATTGTTTTCATAACATATTTATAACCATTAATTTCAAATGTGCCGTCTTTTTTCTCTTTAGATGCTTTTGCTCTGTTTTCCTCGTCCTTTTTTATATCTATTGATTTTATTGTAAATTTCATTATATCCCCATTTTCGTCTTTAAATCTATCAGATATAATAACTTCTTTTTTTATTCCTACCGCCTTATTTTTGTTTAAAAACTCCTGTAATTTACTCATAATTTAATTGCCCCCTTTTATTATTCTCCAATAAGTTTATCAAAACTGTTTCTTATCTCAACGCCGTTAAAAGTAAAATTTAATTCTTCATCAAGTTCCGTACTGTCTATATCAAGTTTAGCTACTTCAACACCGTCTATATTCACTTGTTTAAGTATAACTGTTTGGTTTCCTATATCACTTGACGGGTCTTCATTTTCAATTTGTAAATCAAAATATGTATCTATTCCGGTTCTTACATATTCTACTATCATTTCCCTAAACTTTGATGTGGCATAATAAGCGTTCATACTGCCTGTACCTTTCCATCCATTTGACTTATGTTTTGCACCTGTCTGCCCTAATACTTTTATTTCTGTCTTATTTTTATCAACTTTAGCTGATATGTTTTTAACATAAATCATATCTTCAACTTTACCGTCTATTACTGCTACGCATTTTCCCATTGCCCCATTTATAGCGTCCCATGCTTTAAGCGTTAAATTAGCCATTTTTCTTCACTCCTTTTTTATTCAACAATACATGTCATATATAACTTTTCCATTGCTCCTACTGGTTCTATGTACTCATTTACAACAACATCTCCTTTATCATTTCCTTTAATTATCGTTATATCTGTTGTTTCAAAGTTTGTTATAGCTTGTATTCCCTGTAATGTACTGTGATAATTTATAAGTTCTGTTTTAAGTATGTTTCTGCCTGTTTCATTATTTTGAACTTTTCCTAAATAATAAGTATTAAAAATTCTTGCTGTATCGTTTGCAACGGCATCAAGTACACGGATTACCTGATTGTTTGTAAAATCGGAATTTTTATTTACTGTTATTTCAGTAAAAGTATTAATATCTTTTAAAACTCTGTATTCTCCTTTTTCTCCGTATAAAACAAATTCCCCATTATTTACAGAATCTTTAAGTTCAGACTTTTTATAGACTTGATTAAGGGTTATCTCTCCATCATAAAGCTTATTTGTAAGGCTTTCGTTTACTTCTGCTCCGGCTGTTTGTCCGGCAGTCCAATAAACAAGTTCAAAATTATCTTTAACCGATATAATCCCCTCATGATTAGCTTTAGCATAATCACAAAGAACACATGTTATTTTATATCCCTCGTCATCTCTAAGCCTTTTTGTAAAGCTTGCAAACAATCCTTTTGTTGTTTCATCTTCTCCGGCATAAAGCAGTGTTGTAAATTCCTCTGATTCTATTTTATCAAGAAATGCTGAATAATCGTTACCTGTTATTTCTTTATTTGTACCGCCTGTTAATACCGTAGCCGCTGTTTCTGTTAATTCTCCGTTTCCTGTCTTTTTAAATTTAACAAAAGAATTAGGTTTAAGCTGTTCTATATTTGTTACTGTTTGGCTGTCAACCTCAATCATATCTTCACCTATAAGTGTTGTAACAATAAATTCATCAGCATTATCAATGTTATTTTCAACAATGATTCTTATATCGTTTCCTTTTGTTCCTCCAAAAAGAGCCGTTACTGTCATTTCTCCTATTGCTGCCGACGCTTTTTCACCTTCATTTATTCTAAAAAGCTTTACTGTGTTAGCGCCTTTAAAAACCTCTCTTAAATAAAGAACCTCATCATCTGTATAAGAATAACCTAATATTTTCATGCAATTTGTTTGAAATTCCTCATTTTCAATAGTTATAACATTTCCGCCGCCCCAATCTCCTGTCCATGGCAATGCAACAACTCCTCTTTCTCCTAATGTACCTAATGCTCTTGCTTTTGATACAAAGTTTATATATGCTCCCGGTAAAACTTTATTTTGTACTGTAAACATTCCTCCGCCTGCCGCCATTATTTAACCCTCCTTTTTAAATAACTGTCAATCAGCCTGTTTACATCAGTTTTAGTATAGCTTTTATTATCATTAAGCAATACCGATATTAAATCCTTTTTATCTTTGTACTTTTCACTTTTTAAAAAGGACTGTTTTGTATAAGACGGTTCGGACTTTATGTTGTCACCGACTGCCTTAGCTAATTTTGTTTCAGACATTTTTAACCCCTCCTTTTTGTTTTAACTCTTTCATATAACTTTCTATGTTTACAGCTTTTACATGATAGTTATAATTAATAAAAAAATGAAGAACATCATTATCAATTCTGCTCTTCACTTTTTCCCCTTTATATAGTTTTCCGTCAATATTTATAAAATCCAGTATGTATATTAGTTTTTCATAAATATTATAAATTTCTTTTTTATTCTGACAGTTTTCATTATTTATAAATTGTATAACAAATTTATTTACACGCTTTTTATCTGTATTAAGTCCTTGTTCTACATACGGTTCAACAACTTTAATATAAAAGCATGGCGTTTTAAATCCTTGTTTTATATTCTCTCTGTAATAATAATATCTGCTGCCAAACTCATTATAAAGTGTTTTTGAGATTATCTCTATTATTTTATTAACCGTCATTTAAACACCTTCTTAACATACTCATCAAGTTTTTTATTAAGAAACTTAGGCATAATTCTTTTAAGTTCTTCCTCTGATATCTCAAGAAAAAATTGTCCGTCAACCCAGCTTACTTTTAAGCGTTTTCCTATGGCTTTTACAAAACGTCCGGGCTCTTGCCTATGTCCGTAATTAACATAACTTGCATATGGAACGGTATTTTCAATAATTACACAATAATTTTTATTTTGTTTAATTATTTCTTTAACCTTCCAGCCTCTTCTTAAAGCACCTCCTGTATGCGTTACTCTTTGTTTAATCTGCCCTTTCTTCTTTCCTTTTGTATACCCAATATAATTTCCTCCCTCATCTGTAACATCTTCATATTGGGTCAAACCAACAGGGGTACGATTTCTAACCTTACTCAAAAATTTTGCCGCAAGTTCATTTAAACAATCTTCATAAAACTTATTTATATTAGCTTTAGATGACATTTCCTCTATTTTATTAGCAAAATCCTTTAGTTCGTTATAATTACAATTTCCCATTATGCCCACTCCTCAAATAATTCAAGCTGTATTTCCTGATGATTGCTTTTTATATTTGCTTGTCCGCTGTTTTTATATGCCGTTGTAACACCGTTTTGAGTTACATTAATTTTACAGCCGGCTTTTATTTCATATTCGGGACTTAAAAATAATTTGACATCTTGTACTATATTTGAAAAAGGCTCTAACTGATTAGCAGCTGATATATTTTTAATTGAAAGTCTGCAAGGTATATTTTCATAAATAATATACTCTTTATTTTCTGTTAAATGGCTGTTTGTATCTGTAACAACTCCATAGCCATATATATCACACCTTCCCTTATACAAGCTTTCAATAGCTTTTCTTACGTTTTTATTTACCATTTTATACACCTGTACGCATTTAAATCGTCCTTTCGGCTGTTTAATAAATAATCGGTAAGTTTATCAAATCTTTGTTCTGATGTCAGTGTCCCGTCTGTATAAAACTCTACTTTTGTATCACCTTCCGCAATCGATTTTGTTATTACATCAAAATCGATATTTATATTTTCTGGATTTAACTGTCCTGAATTTTTCTTAAACAGCAAAAATTCCCCAGCTGCCATGTGTACTTCAAATTCTGTTAATATATCTGGTATAATATCGATATTACAATTGCTTTTTATTGAGTTTTCCGTTTTATCTATACAAAAATCAATATACCAGCTATCGGAAGTATCAGCCATATAACCGATTTCTGACAATAACCTTTTAACCCTTTCTTTTATATCTATTCTATCAGCCATACGGCTTTTTTCCCTCCTATCCTCTTGATATTATTCTTGCTATTGGTATTGCTCTATGGTTTATAGTCTTTTTATTTTTGCCTGTTTCTCCGTTATGTGCAAGTTCCCAATTACTTCCGTCAGAAAGTTCATCATCTGTGGGAGAAAGTGTCTGCTGATTCGCCTTTGTATAAGATATACCAAATGGCACTAATACTTTTCTTTGTCTTGAATAAAGCGTATCTTCTCCGCCGTTTGTCTTTGGGTCTCTGTTCATTTCAAAAGGAACTTTTGCTCCTATATTCTCATAGTCAAATGCACCTTCACCCAATACATATGTTGTATATTTTGAATAGCTTTCTCCGCTTTCTTCCGTTTCCTCAACAGGCATACTATCATCTATAATGACGGTTCTTCCATTCCATGTTGCAATGGCTAAATCTCTTTGTATTCCGTTTATATCTGTTTG